TCGTCATACACACGGTACTTATCAGAAGTTAAGTCGGTCAGTACTTCGGATGCGTTATAGTACTTTAACGCCAATGTTTCGGGCCGCAGAGTAGGATAAGAAGGCAGTCGGATGGTGGAGAAATCGCATTGAAAACCCGTTAGGGTACAATCCACAATAGGAAAGCCCAATTCGGTTTCAATGTCTATTTCCGCCGCGTCCATGTTAAGGTTTATCAGTGCGTCATCATCCAACCCCTCCGAACGAAGATGTTTGATGCTGACGGCATGATTTGCCTCAACGCTCTGCCATTTTGCCCTATTTATCTTTTTTAGCCGCACTTTTTTCTTTTGGTTCTTCGATTTTCACCGCCCCGCCTCCGTTGATCAACCCCTGCGTATACTCGTTCTCCTCAATTATTTGCCCTGCGGCATAAGAGAAATACGGCCCCGCGCAACTTTCCAAAATCTTAACCTTTGCCATTTTCTTTTTAAGTTAGCCTGACAGCCAAAACCGGCAGGCTAACGTTTATGAGGTAAAGAGAAACTAAGAAGCTGCGTGAACCAAACGTTTGATGGTACCGGGAAGCACATATTTTGCATCCATACGGGCAAACATTACAAAGCCTACTTGGTCAGAGTTCGAATACAGCTCGTTTTGACGTTTGATCACAGGCGAACCGATCAAGCGAATACGGTAGTAGTTGAAGTCTCCAAAAAGCACCGAAGTGGCGCTTGCTCCAATGGCCGCCAAGTCGTCACAGATTTGATAAGGAGAGCCCCAAATACTGCCCGGCGCACCGGTGCGAATATCATGCATTTGCCAGATATAGTTATTATTGCTGTCCTTCAATTTGCGAACAGCGGCCAAGGTTGCATCAGACAAAGCGTATTTACAGTTTCCTGATTGACGATACGCGTAGTTGATACTGTGCTGAAGGTCTAACAGGTTGTCGGCGGTCAAAGAGGAAACCAAAGCAGTAGCCCCCGTTGCGCCGGAGCCGATAGCGGCCAAAGCTGTAACAATACCTTCGGGTTGTGTAGAACCGTTGCCCGATACAAAGCGGTTCGCCCAACGACGTGCCAAACGAGTGCTTAACACCTGCAAAACTTCGCTTTCAATGTTAAAAGCGGCATCGTCAATCAATTCCTGATTGATTTTATGCGCTCCTGTGGTATACTTGAAGGAAGCAAATGTCTTGGAATCAAACGCCAAATCGGTAGCGGCTGAAACGGCAGTAGCTTCCGCGATTTCAATTGCCTGGTTAGCAGTATCATCCAAGGTAGGTAATACCAATGGGTCGCCATTGGATGTATTAAATTTATTGGCAATATCGTAGATACCGCCAAAAGCCTTCATTGATTTGACAATTTCAGGCAACAGAATAGTAGGGATCAATACACCCCCGGAAGCTGCGCTACCGGTACCCTGTGCGCGCGACTCTCTGTCGGGCTTTAATACGTCGCGGAACTCTTCGCCGATTTCGTTGGTAGCAAAGTAGTTGCGCAATGCCGCCCGTGCCAGTGCTTCGCCTTCCAGTTTTTGTTTTGGCTTATTTGCCTCCACCGCTTCTTCACGTGAACGCTCTTCCAATTTTTTGACACGCTCTATTTGGCGTTCATAAGCCGACAGATCGTCGTCCATTTTCTGCATTTTGGCCTCTTGGTCAGCGTCCGGCACTTTGTCGCCGATTTCTTCTATAAAGTTGCGCTGCTCAGTGACCAACTGACCATACTTGTGCTGTAATCCCAAAAGCGTGCTTTCTGCCATTGTATTAGTTAATTAAAAGTTGCTGCGTATTTTTCTCTGTTACTTACTTTGCGCTTCCAAAACCCTGTATTTTTAGCCAATTCAGGCTTTTCGGGGGCTTCTTCGGGTGCTTCTTTGCCCATTTCTTCCAAAAAAGACCGTTTGGTTACGCCCGTAGAAGTTTGCGGATAAGCCGGGTTTTGTACCGGTCCCACGTCCAATAGTTTTTTCACTTTGGTGATGGTGCGAATAATGTTACCGTTATCGTCCTCCTCTAAGTCATAATCCCAGTAGGCGCGGTCTTTGGGCCACGAAAATGAACTTCCCGAAATATCACGGCGATTGATGTACTCCACTGTATCACGCCCGGCCGTCGTGTTGGGTGCGTCGCATTCGTAGCTAATGCCGTCTGCGCCCTTGGAAAGTCTGAGTGTTCCCGAAACCGAACGTCCCAATAGGTAATCATCCTCGTGATCGCGAAGGCAGTACACGTCGGACATATCGCACTCATCAAAAGCGTCGTCTTTAATGCGTTCGTAAAGAAATGTTCCGTCATTGAATCGCATCAATGCCTGTGAGAGTACATTATAAACCACAGCCCCGCCCGAAATCAGGTCAGCTCCGTTTTCGGCTTTACGGATTTCCACCGCGCCGCTAAACGCCCGTGTTTCCTTGTTCATTTTGCTTTGCTTTAGTGTCGTAAGCGGCATCTATCGGTCGATAGGTGCCGTTGAGGTAGTATTTATTCATAAATTCATCAGTTTCGGGGTTTTCGCCCTCGCGCTGACGTATCTGATTCGGAGTAATAGAGCCCACTTGAAAGCGTTGTGCGTAATAAGCGGCCCGTTTATCGGATTGGCCGCGAAGCAAATAATCTACATCCATGTCAACGAAGTAGTCTAATTCGTCTTCAAAGAATAGCTTTGCTTTGAATTGTTGCTCAATGCGCTCGACATTGGGAACCACCGTATCAGTCACAAAGTCGATTGACTGTTGCTCAATGTTATTGTTAGTCGAACGCCCCAAACTTTGCAGCTTATGAAGCGGTACCCGGTAAATTCGGGCAATATCCTCGACTGACCAGTTCATGGAGGCGATGGTTTCGGCATCTTTGGGAGAAATGGACATTTCCTGCACTTTTAGATTATCTTCCAAAAGCATGATTCTGTCCTTTGTCCAAGTATTCTGCAACTGCACCTTCAGGCGTTCAAAAGCCTTATCTTCCAATACTTTGTCAGTCAAAAAAGCGGGTTTTGACTTCATATTCCCCTCATAAAAGTTACTGAGGGTGTTTCGGGTGTTCATTCCCATTAAAACCGATTCGGAAGCCAATTGAATCGGACTTTTGCCCACTATTCCATCATTTCCAAGACTTGTAATATGAATAATATTGTAGGCTTCCACAGGCTTTCCAAACACCATGTAATACAGATATGGCTTATCTCCATACATATCGTACATGGGTTGCACATCTCCGTTTTTTAAGAATCTCAGGTTTTTGGGTGCGCCGAACTTGGTTCTAACAATCAGCGCGTAGCCATTTCCATGCATCAACATCTGCACTACCAAGGCGTACATGAATTTGAACCAATCCTGAAATTGATTGGGGCTTGTCCTGAACATCATCGCCACGGCGTGGTCTTTGACGTAGGTTTTGATGTTGTCGGAAGATTCTACATAGACTTTTTTGGGAAGTGTGGCAATGGTTTCCGCGATAATGTTAATCGAGGCGTAAACAGCCGAAAAGGTCAGCGCATGGTCAGGGCTGACACTTCTTCTTGACGAACCGCCACCCAAAACCAAGTCCTCCCAAGACTTCATATCGCCCTGCGGGGTTAAAGTTTCGGCGGAACGCTTCCAAAAATTCAGTCTTGACCAAATACTCACTTTTTGCGCGTTTTATTGAAATTATGTCAATAAAACTATGCTTTTGTTGAAGAAGTGGCAATAAATACTTTAATAAGTAGGCTTTTTTGCGTATTTTTGACTACTAATAACTACTTTTTAAAACCCAACCTTAATGGCTATACGCAAACCGGAAACCCCCATCCGTCACACTGACATTATGGAGCTGAAACCCGTAGGAGTCTGTCAGGCCAAACGTATTTTTATGCAAATCGCCCACGCCAACAACATCCCGCCTTTCGGAACGCGCACTTTTGCTGACTATCTGGCATGGGAAAAGAAAAAGGCCCAAGATCGGGCCGATAAAAGAGACGAAAGAAGGACAAAAAGATTGGAAGAGTCGCTAGAAACTACGTAGCTCCATCGTATTGTAGATGCTTTCTTTGGTGCTTTCGTAGGCCATCCAAGCGCCTAAAGACATAATTGCCGCCACAACACCGTCCACTTTGTCCCGCGCCCGTTTTGGGTCTTTGGTGATTTTGGTGTTGCCATTGGTATCGGTGATGGGTACGGCATTGCGCATCATCCACGTAGCAACCGGATTATTATTATGATTCAATGCCTCGTTTAATACCAGCGTTTTAAAATCCTTGGTAGGCTCGGCAAAAAACGGCATTGTCTGCGGAAACTCAAAAGAATCGATACCGTGCTCCTGAAGTGCCAACGCCGTTGATGTGGCATTATAGCGGTCATAGGCTTCGGATTGAATGTCGAAAATGTCGCCAATCGCCTTTATGTCCTCTTCAATCACGCGCGGATCAATGGCATTGGAGTCAATCACCTTGATATATCCTTTATTTACCCAATCCCGAAGCGCAAACAACCCCTTTGCCACTCGTTTATCAAACATGGCTTTGGGAATCCAGAAACGCCAAATAATACGGTGCTCTCCATCTACGCGCGTTGCTTTGCGAATAAACGGGCTTTTTTCGTCGCTTTCCTGTTTGGCGTCACTCTTTTTCCAGTTTTCGGGCGGGAAATACAGGGCGTAGGCACAAAAATCATTGGTATGGGCCATATCTAACCCCCCCCAACACTTACGACCGTGCAATTCCTGTTCGTCAAAGGCTTCTTTACAGGATTTCAACCACAATTCCGATGAAATATAATTGACCGGTGCGTCACACCACCAGTTCAGATTGAGCGTTTTGAAGTCAACTATCTTTTCATCCCCCTCCAACATAGCGTTGTTGCGCTCCTGAATCATGGTTTTTATATCCAAAATCCCGCCCGGCGCATTGAGCATCGGATTGGATTTTCCCCACGTTTCGGGCTGACTGAATTCGTCTTCAGAGTCCTGAGAGTAGATAACGACAAAGGTGCTTTCGTCCGTTATTGAACCTTCCAAAATCGGCACGTACAGATTTTTCTCTTTTTCAAAACATGGATACCCCTCTTTTTTGCTTCCCCGCGTGGTCACAATTGACATGATCGGTTCTTTGCGATGAATCATCCCGGTACGAAGTTTGGTTAACATCTTGTCATTGTCAAACTCGTGGTATTCATCAATGCACCCGTAAGAAGGCCGCGTTCCGTCTGCCGTTTTGGGGTTGGAGGTCAGGAATTGAAACTTTGAGCTCGTATCATGACAAAAAATAGTGGTGGCTGTGGAGGAAAACGCCTCTTGGAGTTCGGGGCTGTTTTGCAGAATAAAGATAGCGTCCTCAAAGGCAATCTTTGCCTGGTCTTCTTTGGTAGCCGAGATATACGCCTCGGCACGGTGAAGGCCCGAAAACTGCAAATGATACAGGATTTGC